GTGAAGCTACCTTCTGCGGTAGTTGCATCTTTATAGCTCTTCGGAGCAGATTTGGCAAAAGTTTCGTTCCATTAATAAATTCTAAATTTAAAATGGCTTCAAAGACCGTCCCCGGTGCTGAATCACACTTTTTGGCAGTACAACTTGTAACGTTCTCGGTCTCATTATTGTTAACAACAATCTCTCTCGTCTAAAAATTAGAAACACAAGGCGGTACAGCATCGCAGACGGTGCAGTTCAAAATTATTGGCTCCTGGCATACGAGTCATGACAAGTTTGAATTTGAACTGCACCGCCCCCGGTGTTGGCGCGCACTTCTGGAGCTGTCAGCACATTTGAGCGCGCCAAACACTATTGGTTTCGCACCGTCAGCGGTGTTGGCGCGCACTTCTGGACCTGTCAGCACATTTGAGCGCGCCAAACACTATTGGTTTCGCACCGTCAGCGGTTTTTGTTGGCTTATGTGACAGGTTGGCGCTTGTTCACAGACCAGTTACTCATGAATTGGCAGACAGTCTGTCTCCTTTTAATCACCGCCAACGGTAAAGTTAGTCAGCTTGGCATATGGACGCCTTCCACCGCCAACGGTCGTGCATTTCAGCAGTTTTAAACTTACCATTTCAGCAGAACAATGTCCGTCCTTTATGCATCAGGCCCGAGCTGTGCCACAGAGCACTACAGGTGTGAGCTTATATAGGCAGCCGGGTGGCGGCAGCATTGACAATGACACAGGACCACAGAACGTTAAGTATTTTATTTATTAAACAACATACCTGCAATGCACATCACTTACCGCGACCTCTTTTTCCTTTTACCTGATGTTGTGGACGTGGTTACAGGCTTACGTTTTAAGGTATTGGCTTTACAGCCCACGCCTCTTTGTGACAAAAAGCGACGCCCTAAAGGAAACTGATCCAAATCTAATGACAATTTATCTTTTAGATTGACTACCCAAAAGTTTTTGTCAGCATAAGGATCTTTGGGTTCAGGGGGCTTAACCTGGTCAGGACACTTAGTGGCTGCAGAATCTATGTACCTATATTGGTCTTCTAATGCACTTGATACGGGTGGCTGCAATCCAATCTCCCAGTTTTCCAGCACTAAAGGAAAGCTAGTTTGTAAGTAGGCCACACTTTCAGGTGTCAGAGCAACAGCACACAGCTGCAAGACAAAAGCTAACTTATACTCTTCAACATGTCTGTGGTACACATTTAGTTTTGTGGCATCATATTCCTCCTGTTTTTGGCCATCAGAAGTTACAGAAATGACAATATTACCTCCCCGTGTGTTGTCCCCCACAGTGACATAAAGAGTGTTATTCCAGGCTATGCCATTATTCATACCTTGTGCCATAAACAGCCAGTACGGCCTGTTAAAAAGCTGGCCATCCGTAGAAACTAAGGACCCACTGGGACATCCCATATAGCTGTTGTTAACAGCAACGTCTTGTGATCGTTTTAATATTAAATTGTCTGGTGGTTTCTCATTAGATTCCTGCCCCCCCCGTGCATATATGTGCCTGGTGTATACCTGCTCTTTTCTGGCATAAAAGAACAAGCTATTGCCTGAGGTTTCTTCAGCCATCTTTAAGTAATCAGGGTATACACAAATACTATCCCCTATGTCCAAGGGAACGTCAGATTTAGAAACATTAAGATTCTGGAAATTGGCAGCTCCAAAGCCTATTTCCATCATATCACCATCTTCAATCACTTTGTTTTTTAATTCAATAGGAGGGCATGACCCCTGGGGTCTTGCATCTGGTTGACAGGCCTCCGCTTTGTCCCAGTATTCACCTGTGGCAGGCGTGCAACCTACCATTAACACCTGATTTTGTTTTGCACCTAGGCCTGCCTGCTTTCTATCATCCTTTCCTGGAGCAGCAGGCCTGTTTCTATACATGGTTTCAGCATCTGCATACACATTTAGCAGTGGGTGACCAGTAATGGGAGGGTTCAGAGGTTGACCCCTGGAAACCTGCAGCCCTACCAAGCCCCAGACCAATCTTTCTTTGGTGGGATTGTGAATTGTGCGATCCGGAAGTGCAAACTGATTGGGGTCAGGCAATTGCACTTTGAACACTCTAAATTGATTGGGGGATACTTTTGGTATGTCTTTGCCCCCTATTTTGAGTGAGTAATAAGGATGGCCTACAGTTAATAGGCGTTCTGTTTCACCATGGTAAAATATATCTTTTCTTGTCACATAAGATTCAGTACACACCACTTTTGTCACAGGTGTGGGGGGTAAATACAGCTTCTGTCCCGGCTGCCACAACGCCATCTGCAAAATATTAGGCATACAAACGTTTTCTTCTACGTCTCTTACGCCTCAGCAGGCTTTCATGCAGGTAGTAGTGTTTAAAAAGCTCCTCTGACAGGTCTATGATTATACCAGGAGTCATACCTCCCTTTGACCCCGGCGTGAAGTCTGGCCAATTAGCACCAGGCGTAACATAGGTAGTCACATCCACAGGAACTAATGCTGTGAAGGGTGGATCAATTGGTATTGGTACTATGTCCCTATTGAACCTCTCCCCAAACACAAGGCGACCATGTGATGTGGCAGGATATTGATCAAGCAAATCCTCATCACTGTAAACAGAGTCCAGGTCTATGTCCTCAAAAGGTGCAGTTTCTTCAACAAAAGCTGTCTCCACAGTAGGAGCTGTCTCTACATCACCTGACACAAACGTGGCGAATTCCACTGCATCTGAGATGCTGCTTAGAGACTGTCTGACGTGTACCTCAGGGCCAATGCGTATCCCACTGCGAGTCCCAATAGTACGTGTCGTGGCTACTCTATCCACCCCCACCCGACCACTGGGCCCCTGTAGTAAACGGGAAGCAGTGTAATGGGTTGCATCTCTGAGTTCAGGTAACTCTGTGTTCCAACTTTCATAAGCTGGTGGGGCCTCAAAACTGCTTCCCTCAAAAACAGGGTTGACAAATTGTGTGCCAATCACCTCTCCAGGCTGTGTTATAACTGCAGGATTGTTGAGATTTAATTGTGTATAATACCTTCTACTAAACCAATTGGCTCGTCCTCTCACAGGTGCTCTTGGACTCTGCCGAGGCGTGCTGGTTCTAGGTTTACTGAACAATGACAATTCAATCTCTTCACCTCCAGTTGACCCCAGGTTCTCACCTGCAAGAAATATGTTTTCTGTGTTGCTCGTTTCCCCCACTGTCTCCAATCTTCCACTGGGCTCCTGATAAGTAGGATTATGGAACGTTGTGCTTGAGGACAAGTGAGAAGTGGGATCATCACCATCAGGCCTCAGATTGACAACCATAATCTCACCTGTATCATCAACATCCACATACGTGAATGCTGTTTCCTGTGTGTTTTCTGTGACCACACCTAGCCCCTCGCCTGGTTCTCCTCCGGAGGGTGCCTCAGGCACCACAACAGTGGGGGCATCTGTTGCGGTGACAGCCACATCAGGTGTCCCCAATGATGTCCCTGCACCCAGTGTTTCGAGTGGAATCCCGCCTGTGGGTGCCCGTGTTTGTGTGCCACCTTTCCCAAACAAATTAACCAAAAACTTCTCAATATTGCTCTTGACACTACCAGTGGTGATGGGGCGTCCTGATATGCTTTGGGTTCCTGTACCAATGCCCAAGCCCCCCAAATACACAGCCCAGCTACCCCATTTTAAAATTTGGTCGGCCAACGTGTTTCCTTCTACTAAAGGAATCACATCACGTGGACACGTGTTAGCCGCTTTGCATGTTCTGTACAGTTCGTAAGGGTTTGCTCTTCTCACACGTTTTCGGGACGCCATGTCAGGCAACCAAGCTGTATTTTTGTATAAAAGTACAAAACACAGTTACAAAATTAAAGCTTTACAGGGAGTGGAAGCTTGTGTGCAAGTACAGGAAATATAGGAGTATACAGTAAGCAGCAAAGCAATTCCACAAATACCCGAGTATCCAAACTACATCAGCACTTGACAGGTACATGCATGACACAAGAACCCATTTCCACCACATAAAGACAGGTGTCAGTAGCCCACAGTCCCAGTCCAGACTTTTTAACTTTCATCTGTTGTAACAGTGATTTTTGTGGCTGTCATGCCAAGAGGCAGAGAGACATGCTTCAAAAAGTCTGCCCTGGATTGAGGGCCAGAGAATGTCAACATAATGGTGGCCCTGCCATGCCTTTCATTTCCACAGTCAGCTGTTGTCCACCACGTTGTTGTGCAGTTTCCGTACCTGGAACGATGGTATCTTTTGACTCGGTATCTGTAGCACTTTACCTGGTTAGCAGTGCCCTGCACAAGCAAGCATGGCTGGGGAACCGTGGCTGCAAACAAACTGAATTCACTCGAGGCTGTCCCTACGGATACCTCCGAGGAGTCCGGAGATGGCGGCGCTTCATCCACTTGCGATGTTCGTGCCAAACCTTCCGCGACCGGGCCCTGCAGGTAGGCGGTGGTAGGTATGCGTTGCGGCTCCCCTGTGCACCGTAGTACCGGGAGGGTCGCAGGACGTGTAGCGGCCCGAGAACGGCGCTTTCGGATGGGACCCAGGTGGGAGGGTTCCACTTGATGAGCGAAAGGCAGGGGAGCTGCGGGTACGTGATCGGGCCGTGGACTCCCTTGCAGGCCGGGCAGCGGTGCTTCACCGTCGGTGCAATCGAAGGTGGACACCGGCTCGACGGGCCCGGACGTGGAGGTGTGTCTAGAATTCGAGGAGAGATTTTCAGAGGTAGTACTTGTAGAAGACACAAAGCTCTCGTCCTTATCTTTTACTTGCCAATGCCCTGTTGTGCTAAACCTTTTCGCATCATCAGCAAAATACTTGTAGTATACGCGATCACCGTCCCTATCAAGGTAATACAAGCCTTTGCCATCAGCCCCGCCACCTGTGCAGCACCAGCCGTCTGCTGTCCTGTAGTAAAAGTAATCCCAAGAGGTGTACCAGTTTCTATTTGCTGGATTTTGATCAAACATCACGTCAACAATTCGCGGGCCTTTTTTCAAAAATCCAGCAGGCGGGGCTGAAAAGCACTCATAGCTCACTTCTTGCATTGACCACTCCTTATTTCCGAACTGAGTCTGCGCCAATGAGGTGAGGTGCAGTTGCATCTCAATGGCTTCTTTTGCTTTCTGTGTGGACACACATTTAGGGGGTACAGGCCAACCCCCTACACTTTTGTATCCTTTGACTGCCGCTGCATACAACAGTGCATTTTCACACCTAACTGCTTTACAATACTCTATATGGTCCCATATATCTAAGCTGTCTTTTTCAATAAGTTCCATTTGCCTGTTTTGCGTTGCACTTAAACGTTCGCACACCGTCTCCATCGTCACCCTCGTCCTCTTGATCGCTGAGATCTAAGCGTCCCCAAAGCCTTTCAAAAAAAGATTTCCAATCTCCATAAGTTATTTGAAAAACAGGGTCCCCATGCTCATCTAATGGAAACGGCTGCTTAAAATAGAATATCACTAATCTACTATAGAGGTACTGAAATTGAGGTTCCTGTGTCACATCGACATTGCTGGTAATTAACAGAGGGGGGGCTTTCATTTGCACTGGCTGTCTATGCTTTCTGTCTATTTGTATAGAATAGCCATCAAGCACATTTCTGAGGTATATATCAACATATTTCCAGCACGTAAAAGTGGCATCATCAATAAGAGCAGCTCTAGTGTCTGCCAAAGGAGCTAACCAAAAATGGCTATGATGATTTTGAAAAGACAGCACCTGGCCTCCCAAAAAACCTAATAAAGAGTTGCTAAACATAGATTTTCCTGTGTTTGCAGGTCCTATTAATGCTATAGTGTTCTTTTTGGGAACTCCTTTTAGCCACAGCTTCATGGCATTAACAAATTCTATTGGAGAAATCCCCTGGTATTTGAGAACATTCATAACTGACAACCAGCTGCCTGTATCGGCCACACCATCACACCTGTGCTTTATATATGCTGATATTGACATGCCTAACATAGCTGCTCTTTTGTAGTGCCTGACCATTACAGCTACATCTTTAACCACTCTAGCCTGGTTGCTGCTTGCAAGCCAGGCCTTTGCATTTAAGTCTGTTTCTGCACATAAAGCATACTGGTAAGCTATAACAGATTCTTCGCATAGCTGGTTGTCCCATGCCCACTGAACCATTGTTCCAAAATCAAATTTACTTTGCTCAGCAGTTGCTTCACTTAAAGATGTCTGGGAGCGTATCCAAGCAGGTACAGCACCATATGTAGCTGTTCCTGTAGCAATGGCATTTTTGAACCAAAATAAAGCAGCACAAACACCTTTCATTTTTGGTGGTTGACATAATAAATGTTCGGGTTTTACATTAAGCATGTCTTGAAACAGCTTCATAACTGTGTCGCGGCATTTTGCGACTGTAAAGTCTAGTAAGAATAGCGCCACATTTCCTTTTTTGCGGCTGCGCCGTGAAGCTTGCAGATAAACACAGATTTTAGGAAGTTTCTCAATGGCTGCCTCGTAAGCCGCGTCTGTTACACCAAAGGCAGCGACCACCCACTGATTGTTTGTGGTTCTATCACTGTGAAATACTCTGGTGAGGTCAGTATAGCTCACAGTATAAGAATGCTTAAAATAGGCCATTTTGCAAGCAAGCTTATTTTTAGCCACCAAAACCTCTAGGTGCAATTGGGAATCCCTTTTATTCTCCTTGCTGCTTTGTTTTGAGCCATTGCTCGCAGGGCACCGCCTTTTCCTCCCATGTCTACTGCTCCCCTCACTATTTTCACTATAGCCTGGTGAGGGTACCTGCTGCGAAGAATCACCAGAAGCTTCATAGCTGCAAGACGCGAAAGCGGGTGTATTTTCTAACGCCGCAAACAGTCGCCGTTTTGCGGCTGGTCTACTGCCGAGCGGTGAAGCCGCCTGAGATGATGCCAGAGAGGGACTCGATTGCTCTACGTCCTGCGAGTCGCTCTCGCAGCTAACATTTAGTTTTCTTTTCAAATTTTTAACGTGCCTATTACCCGCCTTTTTCACAAGAGTCTGGAATAGCGCCCGGTGATTTCCCTGAGCCTCTGAATGTACAGACGCATTATCTACAAAATCTTCACCCTCACTCCCGTCCGGCTCTGAGCCTATATAGGACGTGGAAGTAGTTTCGCTTTCACTGCATTCAGCCTCTAAATCCAAGAAGCATGCTCCCCCCCCTTTGCAATCACTACCTTCAGCGGCGGCCATTGCGTTTCCGGCGCCTGCTGGCCTGCTCACAAGGTGAACACAGGAGCTGCAGGTCCTTTGTCAGCAACTGGTGCAGGTGGTATATTGATGTATGGCTGGTTTTCACAGTCAAATCGACTGGATTCTGGCAATCACTGCACGGAGCTCGGATGTAATATGCCCTACGTGCACTGCCCTTGATTATGAGGCACTGGGCAGGTGGCCCCGGTTCTGGGGTCGGCGGCGGTGGTGGTGGCTGTTGCGGCACAGGCGTGGACGCGCGGATGGGCTCAAACTCAAAGTCAATAGAGTCCAAAGTATCCTCAAGTGCTTTGGATAAGTCCTTAGAAGTCTTCGGACCCACGACCATCACTGTAGCATTCGTAGCAGCGCCCTTTAAAACTTTTTCGTGTCTGCAGAAACTTCTCTTGATGCATCCGATGCCTGTTCTTCTCGTTATGATTTAGAACCGATCCACAAAAATAGCAACGGATCACTACGTGCTTCAGCGGTTTACCTGCTTGTTTTTCAAGCTCCTCTTTGTCTATCAGTTTTCCATGTAAACGCCTTTCAATTTTCAGTCCTTGCTCCAGGCATGCTGTGCACACACCATAGCGTCCAGGCCCTCTGTAAACTACCCGAATTAACTTTGTTCCGCACCTATAAGCATCTAGGTGGCTGAGGGGCTGCCTGCACACCACGCAAGGCAACCCATCAAAGAGAGGACCGCGAGGAGGAGGCAT